AAACAACCCTATTACAAATAATTTTGGAGGTTATGAAATTACCACAATAGATGGTACAAAAATTTCAGTACCATTAGATGAAGCTAACAAAGACTATCAAGCAATCCTTGCATGGGTAGCAGATGGTAATACAATAGAGGAGGCTGATTAATGTCATACATAGGCAGAGATTTAAACATAGGTGATAGAAAGATTTTATCAGTAACAGGATCTTCTCCTGCAACAAGTTATACTTTACAACATAACTCGCAAAACTTTTCTCCATCGTCAGCACAAAACATCCTGGTTAGTGTAAACGGAGTTATTCAAGAGCCAGTAACAGCTTATACTGTATCTGGTGCAACTTTAGATTTTAATGGAGTAAGTGTAGATTCTAGTTCTATTGATTTCGTAATCGCTGAAGGAATAAGTATTGATGTTGGTACACCTTCAGATGGTACAGTTGCAACAAGTAAACTTTCAAGCACATTCTATTTAGAAAATCCTACAAGCTATACTGATCTTACAATTACAAGTGGTCGTAATGCAATGCTCGTAGGTACAGTAACAATTAATGGAACTCTTACTGTTCCTGCAAATTCAACATTGGTGGTGATATAATGAGTGAAATACAAGCGAACAAACTTTCTCCTGCAAGTGGAACAGCTTTACAAGTTGGTGATAGCGGAGATACAATTACAATTCCTAGTGGTGCAACAATAACAAATTCTGGTACTGCTACTGGGTTTGGTGGTGCTAATACTCCTGCTTTTGAAGCATATTTAAATACAACGCAAGATATTGGTGATGGTGTCATGACTAAAATAACTGCAAATGTAGAAAGATTTGATACAGATAGTGCCTATGACCACTCTTCAAACTATCGTTTTACACCACAAACAGCAGGTAAATATTATGTTTATCTAGAAGCAGTTGGTTATTCAAGCACTGGTGGAGATACAAATATAATTGTTGCATATGGCGAAATTAGAAAAAATGGGTCAAGATATATTTACAATGTAGACCATCAACCAAGTTATGGAGTAAGACAACAGACTATAAATATATCTGGCATAATTGATATGAATGGAAGTAGCGATTATGTTGAGCCATTTGCTGAAGTAAATGTAAGTAGTGGTAATGGAACATTAAGAGGTAATTCAGATGGCTCTCTTAATACAAAATTTGGAGCATTTAGAATAATAACATGAGTACATTAAAAGTAGATACAATATTAAAAAGAACAGGAACAGGCACAATCACACTTGGACAATCTGGTGATACCATAGCATTAGGATCAGGTGCATCACAAACAGGATTTGGTGGAACTAATACACCTTATTTTGTAGCAAGAAGAAATTCAGCACAAACATTATCTAATAATGCTTACGCTAAAGTTCAATTTGATGTTGAAGTTTTAGATAGTGCAAGTGCTTTTGACCCTTCGTCTAATTATCGTTTTACAGTTCCTTCTGGTCAAGCAGGTAAATATGTTATTGGTGCAAGAGTTAATATTAATGGTGTAGGTGATGGTACTTTGTGGAATGGTACTTTAGCCATATACAAAAACGGATCTATTGATATCGCTTCTCCTTTTAATTTTAAAACTGGTTACATAAATAATTTTAATGGTTTTGTTGAATATATATATGACGCAAGTGTTAGTGATTACTATGAAATCTATGTTAAAGGAGAAACAACAACAAGTGGCAATCCAACAGTTCACGCATCTTCAGGAGATCATACTGGAGGAAACGTTTTTTATGGATATAAATTAATAACATGATTTTAACAATAAATAGAGGAGGTGCATAATGGCACAATTAAGTACAAAAATAGAAATGTATTGCACAGCTAATGGTGTAGCTTCAGTAGATTTCACAAAAGATGTTATGTTGCAAGATGATTCAGATGGTAAGGGAGCTTACATCAAAGAATGGAATCTTGGTATAGCAAAACCAACTGACGAGCAACTTGCAAGTTATGATGCAGACGCAGACAAGCAAGAGCAAAACAATCAAATTAGAGCAACTCGTAAAGCAGAATATGGCGATATAGGAGATCAATTAGATGAAATCTATAAAGACATGGATGCGTGGAAAACAAGAATTGCAAAAGTAAAAGCAGACAACCCAAAGGTATAAATAAATGAGTTCAATTTTAAGAGTAGATGATTTGCAAGATTCTGGTGGTAACTCTATTATTTCTAGTAATGGTAGTGGTACTTTTACTAATAATTTAAGTATTGATAACACACCAAGTTTTTCAGTTAAGTTAGGCTCAAATCAAACTATATCAAATGCTTCAGATACAAAAATAACTTTAGATTCAGAAAATTGGGATACTGATTCAGCTTTTGCAAGTAATAAATTTACTGTACCAAGTTCAAAAGCAGGAAAATATTTATTTGTTTTTTCTGCTAGAACAGATTTAGCTATTGATACACAAGCATATTGTTATGTATTTAAAAATGGCTCACAAATTCTTGAGTCAACAACTGGAACAGTTAAACCTAATGCTTCTTGCACAGCACATATGACAGGTAGTGTAATAGTAGATTTAGCTGTAAGTGATTATATTGAATTGTATATTTATCAAAATTCTGGGTCATCACAATTAGCCTATGCTAATTATTGTGCCTTGATGGGTCAAAGATTAATAGGAGTATAAGAATGGCATTAACAACAGTACGAAGCACAGGGATTGGAAGTTTACCTGAAATAAGCGGAGCAAATTTAACTTCCCTCAATGCAAGTAATATATCTAGTGGAACATTAAACTCAGCAAGATTTAGTGGTGGTAAAGTTTTACAAGTTTTATCAAATACTTTTACTTCTAATAGCAGTACAAGTTCAAGCACCTTTTCAACACTTGGTATTTCACAAGCAATTACACCTTCTGCAACAAATAGTAAAATTTTAGTTATTATTGATTTATGCGGTGGTTATACTCATAATTCAGCATCGACTATTGATATTGCTTTAAGACGAACAGGCGGAGCAAGTGGTGATGGAAACATTTTAGAATTTGGTGCAACTGCTGGGTATGGGTCTTCTGAAGATGAAGGATTAGGTTTTCATATTGGAAGCACATCACATTTAGATTCTCCTGCTACTACAAGTGCAGTTACTTATACAGCTCAATGGAGAAACTCTAATAATAGTGGAAATGTTTACATTAATCATTGGGTGCGATTAGACTCAAGACCAAGAAGCACATTAACAGTAATGGAGATAGCAAACTAATGACAAAACAAATAACAGTAACAGATGCAGTAATGAGTTTAAATCCAAATGCAAAAGTGTCGATAATAGATATTAGGAATATTGATAATGCTCAATTTGATTGGTTGGAGGGTACAACTCCAATATCTAAAGAAGATATAAAAGTTGAAATGCAAAGATTACAGGATATTGAAGATGCTAAATCCTAAACATTTTTGTGATTGTGGTAAAGAATTATATTGTAATTGTATTCCTTGTGAAGATTGCGGTGGCAACGAAGAAATGTGTACTTGTGGTAAATGAAGATTTCAGACAACACAGGCATTTCAATGCCACTTCGAAATTTGTTGAGCATACTCGGAGCAACAGCGATTGGAGTTTATGCTTACTTTGGCATCATTGAACGATTAAATAATATAGAAACAAGAGCAACTTTGTTTGAAGCAGACTTACTAAAAGCTGCTGATCAAAAGCCAATTGATAATGAGCAATATATGTTGTTGGAGTTTTTATCAGGTCAGTTTGAAACAATAGAAGAAGAAATACAATTTATTGAATCCAATAATATTAACATCGAGTTTTTACAAAAGCAGGTATCAAAGCTGCAAACAGATGTTGAAGAATTAAAAGATAAGGTAAGAAACAATGGGAGTCATTGAAACAGTTTTTGCACTTTGTATGTTTGTCAACGGATCGTTAGACGGACACATGATGACAGAAGGTTTATCTGGTTGTCTAAAAGCAAAAAGAGAAGCTGAAAGAAATTTAGCTGAAAATAGAACAAATGTCATTCGTTACGAATGCGGTCAGGTCGAAGCAGAATTACGACCAGATGCAGAAGGTAACATGAAAATTTATAAAATTGTAACGCACAAATATTGAGGTACTATGGCAAAAACAACTGCACAGACAAACAAGGATCTAATAAATAAGTTAGATAAAGAGATCGCATTAATTAAAAAAGATATAAGTGTTATTAAATCAAATCATCTTTTTCATATTGAGAAATCAATAAAAAATATTCAAATGATTATTTGGACAGTTGGATTTGCTGTGTTCACCAATCTTATTTTATTAGTCAGAAATTTATTGGTTTGAATAAAAAACACCAGAAGGGTACTTCTTCTGAATTAGCTGCTGCCAAATATTTAAGCGACAAAGGTTATTATGTTTTTTTTCGTTTAAGTGTTACATCACCAGTTGACCTGGTTGCCGTACATTCAAAAATTTCTTTACGTTTGTCAGGCAAATATAAAGGAACAAGAATAAATAGGAGAATTACACCTGAACAAAAAAAACTAGGTGTAAGAATATTATATTATTATGGAAATAACAAATTTAAATTTGATTGATGTATGGAAAGACCGCATCAAAGAACATGAAGGATTTAGACTAGAGCCATACAATTTAAGTTATGGAAATGTAACAGAGTCTTTTCAAACAGGTGGCTATGGTCATAGAATTATACCTGGAGAAGAAATACCAACAACTAAAGAAGGTTGGGATAAAGTTTTTGATAAAGATTTTGAAACTGCTTTTGAAGGAGCAACAAGACTATGCCAGGATATGAAGATGCCAGATGAAAAGTTTGGCTGCTTTGTTGAACTTGCATTTTGGATTGGAGTAACTGGTTTATCTAAATTTAAAAAAACTTTAGCACACGCAAAAAATAA